TAATTTAGGGGTTGAATGCTAGTGCGGGGGGTGGTACGATAGGGCCCACGTTGAACCAAGGGAGGAATCATGGACAAGGAAGCTAAGATCAAGCAACTGCGGGTCACGCTCGCTATGCTTGAGGAGGATATCACGGAAGCACGACGGGAAAGCTTTTCCGGCCCCGGTATCAGTCGCGAATATTGGCGGCAGGTGCTGGCGGATTGCTTGGTGCTGGCGGACGTGCTTGGGGACAAGCTAGTAGATTTGGAGGCTAGTTGCTAGTTGCTAGTGTCCCAAATAGGGGACAGGGGCACACAGGCTAGCTGCCAAAAAACTAGCACACTACCCTCGGCCAGGCTAGCGCACTATCGGGCAAGGCTAGCACAGAACGTGCCAATGGGGCCAGCGGGGGGTGAAATTGGAGATTTAGGGCTAGTCGCTAGCCCCCGGGGGGCCTGCTGGCTAGCATTCCGCCCATTTAATGGTTCACTCCCACAAAACCCAGCTAAAAAAGCTAACTTCTAGCCCAAAAAACTTATTCTCTAGCCCTAAATTACTCACTCTAGCCCCAAATACCTACTTCTCTAACCTAAATAATGACACCAAGTTACTAACTTTCTCAAAAAAGATAGAGAAATATAGGAACTTATAGGGCTAGTTAGGCGTAGTAATATATAAGGGGGGTTTCACAAAGGCTAGAGGCTAGAGATTAGAGGCTAATTTCTAGCCCCTAGCCCGCAAAGGCTAGAGATTAGGGGCTAACTTGCTAGCTGGCAAGGGGTTAGCCCCTCCCAGTAACCGGTTTACCGGCTAATCATTAACCCTGTACCCGCACAAAGGCTAACATGCAGGAAAAATTCCGGGAACCCCCGCTGGAAGACACCGGGTCCAGGCCCAGATACGACAACGAGGCCGTCCGAGTAGGCGTGATGGCCGTCAAGAAGGCGATCGGGGCACGACGCGAGCCTTTGCCGACCCGGCCAGCCCCCGAAATCGCCGAACCGCCCGCCCCACCCCCCAGAAAACGCTAATTCGGCCGTGTGAGCGCCCGGCACCCCTCCCTCGGATGCGCTCCGGCCGCCGGGGCGGGGGCTAAAACGCCCTCGCCCCCCTTTTTCCCCCTCAAGGACCAGATATGGGACGCAAACCGAAGCCAAAGCCGAAGGGCAAGTACCTCGGGAAGACGCTGGACCCTGTGAAGAAGGAACAGATCCGGCAAACCTTCATGCTGACGAACAACAAGCAGGAAACCGCCCGCCAGTGCAACGTCAGCATCAAAAGCGTCTACAATGTCCTCAACGAAGCCGAAGATCCGCAAGCCGCAGCCAACCGGGCGATGCTGGCCCAGAACCTGGCGACCAAGGCGCACGTCAAGGCGGAGCAAATCTTCGACAGCATCACGGAAAAGGACTTCGAGAGCGACTACTTGCGGGACGAGGACGGCAACCTCGTCTTCGATAAGCAGGGCCGCCCGATCTTCATGGGGCCGACCCTGAACCAGAAGACCGTGAGCGCCGCCATCCTCATCGACAAGCTCAACGTCATCGAGCAGTATCGCCAGGCTGTCCAGGGCAACGACGGCGGTGCTTCGCTGCTGCTGCCGGAAGACATCCAGGCGCTCAAGGACGGCATCGCCAGCAAGGTCAAGAAGCTCCGAGTATTGGACGTGGAGTTTGGCGACAGCGAGGCCGACCTCAGGGCCAAAGATCTTCTCAACAAGGCCCAAGCGGAGCTAGACAAGGCAGAAGAAATCGAAGCCATCGAGCTGGACTTCGACAACCCGGAGGGAACGTAGTGAAGCTGCCACACCTGATTGTCCACGAATGCAACACCAACCGCACCCGAGTCAAGCGCCTGAGCCTCAAGAACAAAGAGGGCTACGCCGATCTCGGCCGATTCGTCATGGAGTCGATGGCGGCGATTGTGCAGCACTGCACCAAGCAGGGAATCAAGCCGTGCATGCACGTCATCCCGCGCCAACTAACCAAGGAAGACCTCGACAAGATCGAAAAGGCCGATTGGGGCCTCGAGGCCAAGGAGCTGATTCATGCAGTCGAACGAGGCGAAGCTAAAAGCTAACCTGCAAGAAGTTTGGCGCCAGCTCGCAGCCCTGGAGGACGCCCATGACAGCAACAAGATCTGCTTCTACAAGCCCATTGGACAGCAACCTGCTTTTCACGCAGCCGATTCTGCCAGTGTTCGACTGGTATTGGGCAGCAACCGTTCCGGAAAGTCTGTCGCCGGAGTGGTCGAGGCGATCGCAAACAGCCTGGGGTACCGACCGTGGCTTAGTGAAGACCACCCTGACCGAGTGGTACGACTCAGCAACGGGAACCCTATTCCGGTACCTAATGTCGGACGTGTCATAGCCCAGAACTTCGAGCAGGCGATCGTCCAGACTATCTGGCCCAAGTTCGAGGAGTGGGCGCCGAGGGGCCAGTACAAAGTCAAGCGCGACAACCGAGGCATCCCGAAGAAGATCATCTGGAACAACGGCAGCGAAGTGCATTTCATGTCGAACGACCAGGACGACATGGCGTTCGAGGGCACCAACGGCCACTGGGTGTGGGCAGACGAGCCCATCGACTACGCCAAGTACGTCGGCCTCAAGCGAGGTTTGGTGGATTTCTCGGGGCACATGTGGATGACGATGACCCCGCTGTCCCAGCCTTGGATCGCTGACGTGATTGCCAAGCGAGCCAATGACCCAGACGGCAGCGTGCGCTTGTTCAAGTTCAGCATTTGGGATAACGCCGTGGAGAACGGCGGGCATTTGCGGAGGGAAGACATTGAGGAGTTTTTGGGAGACCTTCGAGAAGAGGAACTCGAGGCCCGACTACACGGTAACTTTCTCCACCTTGCGGGGCGTGTCTACAAAGAATGGGAACCTGAACCTCCGTATTGGGTCGAGCCATTTGACATTCCCGAAAGCTGGCCCCGTGTGTGCGTCATTGATCCGCACCCTCGTAAGCCTATCGCGGTCATGTGGGCTGCCTGTTCGCCTGACAACCAATGGTACATCTACCGCGACCTATTCGACCAACGACTCAAGACAGTCAGCGAAGTCGCCGATCGAGTCAAGGAACTCGAGGGATGGACAGAGACAGATGGGCGATATGTTCGGGGAGCAGACGCGGAGCCAGTGGTCCTACGAATCATCGACTCGTCGGCCAACGAGCACGAGCGCACGTCCGGAGACACCATTTGGCGACGGTTTGCCACTGAGCAACTCTGGTGCCAGATCGCCAAAAAGCGTAATGCACAAGCTGGCTATGACGCGATACATGACGCTCTCCGGCGACACAACGAGTGGTCAGAGCCAGGGTTGATCGTGTTCAACACGTGCTCGCATGTGAAGGACAATTTCCTGACGTTCGTGTGGGATGACTGGGGCAACAGCCGCCAGCGTGAACTCAAGGGCGACAAGCAGGAAGTCCGCAAGAACAACGACGACTTCATCGACGCCATTCGCTACATCTACCAGTTCGGGCTCGACTACCGGGCTCTCAAGATTTCACAGAACAGCCAGCAAGACTGGTATGACGAACAGCACGAGGGCATGGGGATGTTCTCGGGCCAGTACCAGAAGGAGCCAAAGTGGCGGACATCACGAAAATCGAGCCTGCTGCGCGGGTTAAGCTCACAAGGAACGGAACTGCACTATACCAGCAGCTCTACGCGCCCGCTTCGCAAACGTTCGATGAATATGTCTCGGACCGGCTTGTCCTAGCCACCAACATGACTGCCGTAGAGTCGCTCAACCTGGGCGGCGTGGATACCGGCGAGTTTGTGATGGTGGAGACCGACCAGGAAATCCAGGTGGGGGTCAACAGCCAGACGAACCTGATCTCGGTTGGCAGGGTCATGCTGCTGGGTGGATCGTCTGTTACGGGCCTTTATTTCCAGAACTTGAGCACGACGACGCAAGCGGTGGTGCAGGTCACCGTAACCGACTAGGAGTCACATGATTCAGCTTGATGAACAGACTCGCAAGCAAAAGGGACGAGATCTCTCCAGGCTGATCGAGGTAGACCTGGCGGATCGCCAGCAGGCCCTTCAGCGACGGGCTGTGGCGCGTAACCTGTACCACAACACCAAGACCAACGAGCCTCGTTACGAAAACGGCCCCAATATCCACCTGCCCATCATCGAGGAGAAGGTGGAGGGCATGGTGCCGAAGCTGGTCAACGCCTTCCACGGCGCCGATCCAGTTGTCCATGTCAAGCGCATTGCTGAAGAGTACAACGAGCGCGAGACAGACAACAATGAGAAGTTCCTGAATTGGGCTGTCGAGGCCGACATTCCGAACTTCTACACTGTCACCGAGACCTGGTTCCGCAATATGCTGCTGGACGGCGTGTCGGTATTGAAGATCATGTGGGACCGCCGGTTCCGCAATACGGTCGAGATCTCACAGCACAAACTTCAGTGGCAGCCGGGGGAGTTTGACTTCGCCGGTATGCCTATTTCGGAGCCCCGCCCGCGTACGTTGCTCGAGGCACTAGCCGGGCACTTTCCCGGGCTCCAGAAGGTAGA